GAGTTGCCACCATAACCCCAAGGGCAATGGCGAATATGTCTAGGTTCTGCGTTACAGTCGTGAATATCCCCGCAAGAGACGTCACCGCATTAACACCCATTTCAGCCGCCGCGAAAAGCGCCGTGCCAATCGACTGCACCGCTGCGAAAAATGCCGGATTCGCCACCGCCGCCGTGAGTCGCTCGATGGATGCGCGCAGGTTTTCAGACCCGGGACCGGACAACTCGAACAGATCACCAAAGGCGTTGCGCAGGGATGCCAGCGCGCCGCCTAGCGTGTTGCGCGCCGCCTCTGCCGACCCGCCGAACTGCTTCTCCAGTTCCGCCAAGATAATCGTCTGCGCGCCGATGATGTCGTTCGCCGCGACCATTTCCTTGACCATCTCCTTTTGCGCATCGGTAAATTGGATGCCCGAGCGGGAAAGCGCCGTCATGCCCAAGACAGGATCATTCAGCGCCTTGCCGACTTGCAGCGCCGCCGATTGCAGATCGGTCCCCATCGCCGTGGCCACGTTCTGGACCGCGACCGTGGCCGCGTCGAATTGATCGCCCCGAACCTGCGTGAACGTCAAAAGGACGCCTTGCATGGCGTTGGTCGCTTCATCCCCGAAATTGGTGACCTTTTGCAGCGCCGCCGCATGTTCGTTCAACTGCGCCACGGACCGGCCAGCCGCGCCGCCGGTCGATAGGATTGCAGCGCCAAGCTGAGCCTGTGCTTTCTCATTCGTCACAGTCGCGTCAATGAAGCGGTTAAGCTGTGAACTCAGCGCGGCGATGCTAACCACCGCAGCCAGGGCGCTTGCAGCCGCTACAGCCAATCCCCTACCCATGCCAGCGAATGCACTCCCCGCCCGGCCCGCTGATCCTTCGGCCCGCCCTGCTGCCCCGCTCAAATCATTGAGGTCAGTCCGGCCCCGGCGAAGGTCTGACGTGTCCATGCGAACAACGAGGGAAGCCATATCAACCATTGGTCACTTCCCTATCCACAGGCGCGATGCTGAACGCGCTCTTGCCCTCGTGCAGCCCGTTGGCAAAGGCGATGCTCATGCGCCGCAGTATAGACGCCTCCCAAGCCTCTGTTACGGCCCCGGTCATGTCGGCATAGGCTTTGATGTCGTGCCAGTCCAGCGCCACGCGATTACCCATGCCGTCATGCTTTACAGGCCCCGCCTCGATCAGCGCATCCATCAGATACCCGCACGCCTGCACCGGCACGAATGGAGGCGTGCGGCCCGCGTCCTGATACTGTTTCGCGCGCGTAATCATGGGCCGTCCGTCCTTGTGTTCAACCGCGCTCCACAACCACCCGGCTTGATGTGCCGCCAGTGTCAGCCAGTCGCCTGCCGGTCCAAAAAAGCGCGCTGGTTCTCCGCCGCCTCGATAACCTGCCCAGCGTAGGTAGTGCCAACCATTTCAAACTTCGGGACCATCATGTCCTTGCCCGCGTCGTCTTTCATCGTGGTCAGGATCGGCTTGCCATCGTCGTCTTTGGCAACCTGCATATCCGGGAATGTCATGTCCAGCACGGCCCGGATTTGATCCGGCGTTTTCACCGGCACTTCGCCGATAGTCATGTTGCGCGCCTCGATAATGTATTTCATCGCCGCGTCGATCTGTGTCGCGTGCATATGCTCCAGTACGGCAGTCGCAATTTCATCGTCGGTCTTGCCCGCCTTCTTTGCCTGCTTCGCCGCAAGAGCAGCTTCGGCAAGGCGCATCTGCACCGATCTGGCCGCAATGCCGCGCACCAGAAAGCCGGGCGCGTCTGGTCCGGGGTTGATAGGCTCTGCGGTGTATTGATCGCAAAGCGGCACGAAAATACCGTCCTCTTGAAGCTGCCGCGAATTGCGTTTGCTCATGTCCATTTGGTTTTGTCCTTGGGTTGTGGTTGATAGTGGGGGCGCGGGTCAACCAGGCCGCACGCCCCCGTCCTGCCGGGGCAGGATTACGCAGGTTCGGTCGCCGCAATCGTCGGGGCGTTTTGCCGGAACCCGATGGTGAAGCCCTCATAAGCCGCGTTGTCGCCTTGATTGGGTTGGTGGCTGTGCGCAATGCCCTGAGCGTATTTCACCGGGTCGCCGGTCACAGGGGCTTGCGCAGCGCCGGACCCGTCCACGATCTTGATCGAGATAAGGCCCGCTTGGCTGTTGGCGACATTCTTGATGTCCTCTTGCCCCGCGTCGGCAGGCTTTTCGCTGAATGTCATCGTGGTGTCAGTGCCTTGCCCAGCGCCCTTCACGGCACTGGTAAAGCCGGTTTGCAGGTCCGGCACGTCGATCATGGAATGCGTGATGCCGAGTTGCGGCAGCGTGATCAGGCCGTTGACCTTGACCCACGACAGCGACTCAAACGCGGCGGCAGTATTGGCACTCGGAAGCGCCTCCGCAACGAATAGGGTTTGGCCGATAAAGTTGCTCATTTTTTGCCTCCTGGGGCTGGGGTTTTAGTCTTGTGCCGCCAACCATTGGCCAGCCATTCGTCAACGTCTGCTTCGAGGGGTTTGGCAATCGCGCCGATCTTGCCGTTTAGCGGATTGCCGTTCGTCAGTATCACGCGGTTGTTTGGTAGCTTATGTAAATTGGAGTTTCCCATCTTTGCCCTTCCTGCCTGCCGGTCCGCACCGAGTGGCCTGTAATTGTCACGATTGTTGAATCGTGCCGGTTTGTGAATAGGCGGGATGCGCGGCGAAAGTATCCTGCAATAGCGCCCGCCTTTTGCTTTGTCACCGCCTCATAAACGCCAAGCGGTGACACCAGCGTTATAACTAGAAACCCTTGCCGCCGCATTACATCGCTGGATAGGTCCGCAGGCTGATTGTCGTTCGGCAGGTGGAATACCGCGATATGCTCGCCCGCTGGAATGTCGCCGCCCTTTTGCGGCCAAAGAACCGGATAGTCCAGAGCCGTCGCCATTTCCTCAGCGCGCGCCATCAGTGCAATGTGGATATCGGCCTCGACGCTCATTGGATGCTTAGCTCCAATCCGATTTGACGCACGATGGATTGAAACTCTTGAACCGTCAGCGCGACCATGCCAGCGGGTGCCTGCTGCGAATAGCCCTCTTCCAATCGCCGCGCATATGGCAAGTTATTGGCGAAGTAGATTGTGTCGCCTGCATTCATGCCCAGCGCAATCGCCGCGCCTTTTGCAATCGTCGCGGTGCCGGTCTTGTCATCAAGTTCTAAAGTGCCTTCTGGCACGGAACCGATTGCCAGTTGCCAGTTGCCGCGAAACCGCCCACTGTCAACCGGGCTTTTGAGAATGATGCGCGTGAACATCTGCAAAGCGATCTTGCGCACCGCCAAGTCCATCTTGCGCGCAGTCTTGCGCTCCCATGCCCGCACCTGATCTGCAAACCCGGCCATCAGCGCCGCCCTACCGCGTCATAGAGGGCAGTCACGCCACCCGATGCAACGCGGCCCAGCTTGGCGATTGTCAGCGTGCCACGGTCGCAGATGATCTTATCCTCTAGCGTGACCTCAATCCCGATTGGCTCGATGATAACTTGGAAGTCACCTGCCAAGATATTGGTGCCGTCGATGCGGCGTTCTGCGATTTCAAACACCGCCATGCGCGCCGCCGTGGTGGCGGTTGTTACGGTTCCGCCTGTAGGGTCGCTAGGCCCGCCACCCGCGCGCATGGTGCGCTGGATGCTGCCCGTCTGCACCGCGTCGGGTTGCTTGGCCACCAGCTTGTCAAATGCGGCGGTGACTTGGGCGCGAATTGTGGTCATTACCCGCGCCTCATGTTGATCAGCCCTTGACCGCCGCGAACGTAGGCGCGCAACAGCCCCTCAACCGCAACAATGCGCGGTGTGGACGTTGGCAGGTTGCTACCCGCAATCGTGATCGGCCCGACCTTGATGCTTTCCGATGTGGCGCTTGTTTCAATCGTGGCAAATGGATCCAGCCCGCCTTGCAAAATATACGCCACTTCGAATTGCGCGTTGATGATGTCAGCCGGGATCGTGTCTGGATCAATCGGCCAATCGTTGAACAGCCCGCGCACCAGCCGGGGCCATGATCGCGCCTGAAACTGGTATTGCTGCAAGCCGAAAAACTCATTCTTGCGGTCGATGACAGTCGCCGCGCGGCGCAGGTTGATTTCATTGGCCGCATCTGTCGCCGCCAGCGTCCACCCCATGGCCAGGGCATAAGCCTCATAAGCCGCCAGCGTGCCGTAGCTGTCGGAGGCAGTGCCGCCTATGGTGGTATCAAGTGCCATGCTCAGAAGGCCAGCACGATGGTTGTTGCCGTGGTGCCGGTCGCCAATAGCCGCGTAAAGTCATTGTGCGGATGGATGACGCCCGCCGCGCAGTTGGGCCAAACGCAGGTTGTGCCGTCCGCATAGCCCAGCGCCACGTCGCCAGAAACGCTCACCTGAAACCCGCGCGTCGGCCTCCGAATAAGCGCGGTGTCGCTTGGCGTCCAAGCAAGCCCGCCAACAGCCCCTATGGTTTCTTTGCTCATTGCCGCGCTCCTGTTTCTAGCCTTTGTGAGGGGGCAGCTTCCCGCCCCCCTGCAAAGATTAGCC